GTGCAATAGACTCAAAAGTAACCCGTCAGGATTGTAATCCCAATCGGGAATGTGTTTGCGTAACTTCTGCGCACGCACAAGATACTTAGGGTCGTCAAGATCAGGCAGTCGCACGACGTACGGCACGGGCGCTAAGTACCGGTAAAGAATTCCACCGGTAAATTTCGACCGAACAATACGTTTAACCATAGATAACGGTACCTTAATACCAGCCGAATCGTCCTCATCGAAGGGAATAGGTAAGAACCTAAGCCCTCGAGAGAGGAGACGGATAGTCTCGGGTAAACATACTCTATGGCGTGCAGACCACTTGTTCAAGCGGTTGATTGCACTGTAGAAGTCGCCAGCGTGCTTGAGCTTCTTAATATAGATCCCTCGCACGTTGTAGCCACAATAATAATCGTGACCACACGACTCGCGAAATAGTCCTTGATTAAAGGACTTGTCTTTGTTAACGGTAAATCCGCAGACTTCAAGTAGTCGAACTACGGTGTTGTAACACTTTCGTTCGACTATAATGTCGTCTCCGAAGACGGAGAAGTTCCCGACCCGATCGCCAAAAGATTTCACTAAAGGAAAATTGTGAACTCTGTAGGCGCCAAAGACTAAAGCAGAGAAGAAAAGTGTCTGTAGCGGAAACGTGAAAGCGTTTCCCATACTGGACACCATATGTAGGTCAACTATCTTACCACCCGGAAGGACGGTACTTGGACAGCGAGTAAGCTCAAGCCAGCGAACAACACTGGCCGGAAAAAACTCACGTACAAGAGATAAAGACATAGAATCAGAGGCTGAAGATAAGTCAATAGTACCATATCTTCCGCTAGATGATCCTATACGGCAAAGCGTCTGGTTTTTGATCGGTTGCGTACTGAAGTCGATGTTTAGACTTCGATATAGCTCCCGCTCTAGACAAGACGCTATCCCTTTCTGAAAGAGCATATTCAAAACGGGTTCCGTACATATGGTTCTGCTTATTTTCGCATCTTTCGGAACAAAAGAAAGACGACTATTCTTCACGATATTATGACCAAACTTCTTTTCTCGATGTATTTCACAACGAGACCAGACTTGGTCGAAAAATATCGCCTGTACGTAACAATCGTACAGCTCCGATGACGTTGCCGACATCAATCCATTAGCTACTTTGCTATAAAACGAAGTAGTTTTTGAACCAATGTTAGCCCCGTTACCAACGCCAAAACCTTCAGCAATATGCCGGAGGGTAAGGAGTTGATCACCTTGGCTGTCGTTCCTGTAGAAGAAGCGATAGATGAAATCTTTCGCCTCCCCGAGGGCAACAGCTTCGGCTTCCCACGTGTCTTGGCTACCATATATGTACTTTCCGCAGGCCTCATTCACTTTCGTGAACAGAGTTTGTGCTTTGAGATCTCTATCGTTATCTTGCTCATCATTATGAAACTTTTTGATGAGGGACTTCGAGAGCGACATCATCGCATACTGCTGGGCTGGCATATTTGGATATGGGTCTACTGACCCGTCCCAACCACACGTGCTAAGATCGGAGTTAAGAACTGAAGAAAGATCACCAGCATCAAGATGCATAGCAACACCTTCATAGTTAAGGAAAAGACACCGAAGATCGTCCCGTTTCTTTCAAACGGTTTTATCTTCTGTTTCGCGACAAAAGAAGGAACTAGTCTTTTCGCCACGAGATCCCTTTAAAGGATCCCGGTCACAGCGGAGTCGCCGATACCCGCAGAAACTTGGGTAAGAGCACCGATGAGTAGCGAGAAGGCCGCTCTAACGTTTGCCGGATCAGCAATATCAGATCCTGCAGGGACGTCGATAGCGCACGTCATCTGCATTACTTGATACGCTTGTCCAGCTAACGGGAGCACGCCCTTACGGACGTGAACCTTCCAGGTGTTGCGAGGTACGTCCTTGATGACGCCTGTTATCGGGTTCGGTTTACCGAGGGGTTTAAAGACCTTGGGCCGAACAAAGGTAACAGTGAAGGGGCTGGAAGCACTGTGCAGAGTGACACCTGTTTGTGTTCCACCAAGCGCAGTTACCGCGTACTGCTTCATATTTGCATCAGGAGCAGTATCGGCGACATGCGTGTAGGTAGGCGACGTCAGGTTCGTCTGGGGAGCCCCAGTTACGGGACTCGTAAGTGCAACAGTCATAATGAACTCCTATGTAGTCGTAGAGTCCTAGGACTCGTTCGACGGGGGGTTGCACGCGTGCTTTTCGACCATTATGTGATGCCCTCGATAGTACTGAGAAAAAGAGGAATCCTTAGGCATGACAGTATGGATCAACTCGATAAGAGTTGTCAACACTGTTAGCGCTGACGGGTTTGCTCCTATCTCATGAACTTCGAAGTCATTACTCATAGTCGATTAAACCTTTGTGCGTGGATGGAATTTCCGCTGGCTAACAAAGCGGCCATATTCAGCCATTGTGTAGGCACAGTCGGGATAGAGATTTGGAAATCGCTGAAGGTTAAGTCAGCGCCACCATTACTTTTCTCCCGAGTTACGGAAATAGGCTTGTGAATTG